GCCGTTTCCGAATGGCGTTTTTATCTGCACGCTGGCCCACGCCATGTCGCGCCGGTCGATGTAGGCGCACCCTTCCCGGTTTATATCAAACTCTATCTGATGTCTGGCCGGTAGGCTCTGCGCATACTCTATGCCGATGGCTGTATAATATCCGCCCAGCGTCTTTAATGCGGCCCCCTCCAGATTGCAAAGCCTTTCCAGGAATGCCGGAGGGACTTCGTTCTTTCGCAGCAGGTATTCATAGCTGATGCTGCCGTCTATTCCGAATTGCCTGGCCCCCATTCCCAGCTCTGCGGCGCTTTGGGCCATGATCGCCGCCAGAGTCTTGTTTTCAAATGTCTGCCAGCGGGCGCGAAATGGCACGCACTTCGCGCCCGTGGCAATGATTCTATAGGCTCCGTCCTCCATGACGATGGTGTTCAGATACATCGTCATGCTGTCATATCCACTTCTGAGCACCCTGATCCTGTCATTCTTCTGCGGGCCCCACGCCAGCCATTTTTCAGCGTGGTCCACTTTGAGATTAAGCCCGTCGCTTTCGCATCCGCTTACGTCGCGGCAGATACACTCAATGATCTCCACATCTGCCGTTATGTCGTGCTCCTCATCGATAAGCGTCACGTCCGCCACGGTCTCACCTCCTCTTTCCCTTCCGCTTCCTCTTGGCCTTTCTTGGTTTCGGCGGCCCGCTGCTGGTCGATCTGCCCTTGCTTCGCCGTTCGGCACATGCGCATATGGCCTGCCACACCTCGAAAAAGCGCAGCACTGGCATATCAAGATAAGCCGTTACCGGCGTATTGCTGTATGTGGCCGCGTCCACTATCCGTTCGAGATATTTTTGTTTCCCACCCGGGTGGACGCATTGTAAAAAAGTTTGGCGACCTGCACGGCCTTGATGGAGTCCACGCCGCTTATCCTCTTCACGACGTCCTTCGCGTCATACATCTTCGTTTTGATGCCGCCGTCTCGCTCGATGTAGGGGGCGCATTTCCCCGCGGATTCGGCGAACACGGCAAGCGCCTGCTCGTTGGTGATGGCAAACATATTGTTAGCCAAGACGCTGTCCAGCGCTTCCGCGATCTCCGCGCCCGTCAAAGCGCACAGATCGTAGGGCAGCTCCTTCACATCCTGGTCGAAGGCGCGGAACGGAAACATCAGTCCAAGCGTCCCTCGACACAACTTTTTCAACTGTTCCGCGGGATCGACGATGGCCTTCTCCGTATCGCGTACATCTTCGCTCCTTGCCTGCTCGTTCTGTTCCTCGCGCTGTTTGTCATCCAACAGCGCGCTCGCCTTTTCATTTTCGCTCATAGCGCTACCTCCTGTATTTCCTGCATTCAAAAAACATGGGGCGAAGCCGATTGCTCAGCTATGCCCCATGTTCATCGGGCGGTTAATTCAGCAGGCTATTCAACTTGCTGGAATAATCGACGCCGTTGATCTTGATCTTGCCGCCCGTGGCGTCGATCAACGTCGTGGTCTCACCGTTGATCTCCTCCTCGTATCGCAGGATGGAGTATTTCTCGGTGCTGCCATACGGGTTTCCGGTTTCGATATCGCCCTTCTCGGTGGACTTGTGCGCGCCGCGCACGATGACCTTCACGAGTTCGAGGTCGGTTTCGCCCGCGACAGCGTCATAGATGTCGCGCGCCACGCGGAACTCCAGGGTGTGGTTGCCCGGCCTCGCCAGGAGCTTGCAGTTCGTGCCGTTGTTGTGGCTGACCTCCAGCTCCATGGCGTTGTAGTGATACATATTCGGGATATCCACATCCATCACCATGCCCGCCGCCTTGACGGACGTGGTGGGATGCTCGATGGTCGGCAGGCCGACCGTGGTCACGTCCTCGATCACGCTGTTGTCGTCCAACAGCTTGTGGTCCTCGACGTTCAGGCGTACAAATTTAGGCATTCAGTATCCCTCCCCTTATGCGGCGTCCAGCGCCTCGAAGTAGATTTCATAGCCGTCCTCCACAAGCCTTGCGTAGGCGGTGATGCTCTTCGACAGCGGAGTGTTGGTCACGTCGAACAGGATTCTCCAGTCGCCGGAGTATACATCGCTGCGCGCCTCGATGGAGCCATCCAGCCTGACAACGCCATAGGTCAGAGCCCCGATCCCCAGCAGCGCATCAACGCGGGTCTGTTCTTCGGAGACGATGGAGCGCAGGTCGTTGACCGTTTTGGGCTTGTCGATGTCCAGGCTGCGGCGATGCTGGAAGCTGTTCGTCAGATAGTACATCATCATCAGGCAGGTATCGTTCACGTTGACGCTGGTCGCCTCATCGACGTTGAAGCTGCCCGCGAACATGCCCCAGATAACCCACCGTCCGCTGACATAGGCGGCGCTGTTGATGCCATTGGCATTCAGACAGCGGTTGATGACCTCGTCGTCGTACACGCGGCCCGTGACGTTCTCGCCGAAGTACAGGTCCTCGATGATCGGGCAAACCGTGTTGCTGGACGTCATATAGGGCACGCCGCTATTCTGGATCAGCAGCGTCTGGAAGTTCGCCGCGCTCAACACGGACAGGTGATAGCGCTTGCCGTCGATGCCCTTGACGATCGGGAAGTAAACGCTCTCATTGTCCTTGTTGTAGCCATTCGACACCTTCCAGGTCGGTGCGTTGGCCAGCGTGATCGCGTTGCCGCTGGTGTCCAGAATCGGCATGTCCACGAACATCCACGCATTCCAGTGCTTGGAAATATTGCGGCTGTTCTCATACATCGCATCATGGACGGCAGGGATGGAACTGAAACCCGGCGCGACCAGGTAAGCCGGGATGTGGCCGGTGACGTTGTACACGTTCTTGACGGCATAGATGCCGGTGTTCGCGCCGTAACCGTCCGTGGAGCCGATCACGTCCGCAGCGCTTACCGTGCTGGGATCGACCTTGCTCCAGGTGATGGTCAGCGCAGTGTTGCCCAGGCTGCCGCTGGTCTTTTCCGCGATGACGATGGCCTTCTTGGTGAAATCATATACGGCAGTATAGTCGGTACCCTTGACCAGGGTTGTGCTGCCACTCTTCACGAGCAGGCTGTCCAGCACAGCATCCTCGGCGTTGACCACCGTGACCCTGCCCTTCTCGGGGATCAGCGAGGCCGTGCCGCCTGCGGCTGCCAGGTGCGTTGCGGGATTCAGCACGTTGATGAATACCAGCGGGCCGACGCCGTTCAGGTTGAAGTGGGCCTGCATGGCCTCGCACAGGGTATAGGCCGCCCAATCGTCGCTGTAGCCCAGGTATTTCCGCGCCTCGGACATATCGCGCACCAGGATGGGCTTGTTCACGTTGTTCACGCCGCCCTCGACGAGGTGCACGGGGGCAGTGCCGATGTACACGATGGCCTGCAAGCTGTCGCCGTTGTCGGAAACAGGGACGCCATTGGCGTCAATTTTGGCTCGCGTACCGTGCTTGAAATCAGGATATTCAGCCATAGGTTTTCCCTCCTTGAATTGATCTTATAGGCCACCATCGAGCAGCCGGGCCACCCGGGATGATTTCCCGTGATCGTCCCCGGTGTCTGCGTAGCCCTTAAACTCCGCGTTGATGAAGCCGTAGTACAGCGGCCTCCTGTCAACGATGTACTGTTGATCCGTGTACATGGAATAGACCAGGTTGTCGTCCTCCAGTATGAGATCGGTTCCGGGCACCGTGCGCTCCAGAAGGAGCAGCGCCTTGCAATCGTCCATCCAGTCGAACAGCGTTTGCACGCCCGCCTCCGTCCCGTCCCTGAACAACGTCATATCCGGGTCTTTGGCGTCCAGGCCGTCGGCAAATCCCGGCATCCGTATTCCGGGCTCATAGATCGAGAAAAGGATTTGTACCGTCAGACTTTGTCCCATCTGTTGCGACCTGTGAACGTTCTGGTAACGGTCAAACCGCTTCTCCGGGACGTATCGCACCAGGCTCGGCGCTGGCATGATCGTGATGGCCGGGCACACGCTGTATGGGTCGCTCGGGTCAACCCTCCCGGGCTCATTGGGGCGCATCGGCTGATAGCCGATGAACACGCTCGGTTCCGTCCGGGTAAAGTCTGTGATGTCCGGCCCATAGGTAGCAGCCCTTTGGGATGGCACAGGCGCTTTGTATAAGCGTCCTTTGCAGAGTTCCCCCTGAAACCAGGTCTGCATCTTGCGCAGCCTTTCATAGGTCCTCAATACGCCACCCCCTTTGCGAATGTCACGGTCAGATGAATCTCCTTCATGTCGATGGCGTCAATCACGTCCAGCACGCGCATTTCCACATTATCAAACAGCACAAACTCATTGGGCTGCGCCCTGCCCGGCAGGCTGTCCGCAGGCACGAACAGCACCTTGTCCACCATGTTCTCCTGCCAGGACACATCGTTGACATTGTTGTTCTTGCGCTTCAATGCCTCGGTGTCATCAGGGACACAGACAAAGGGCACACCGTTCCAGGTGTGCTCCTCGGCGAAATGATCTGTGTTCATGAAGATTTTGTGATTGTCGCGGGGGATTCTGTCCTTCAGCGCCATTACTTACCTCCGGCTTTTGCGGCTTTCGCCGCATCCTTCGGCGGCCCTTCGGTGATACTCTGGACGGGCACGGCCTTGCCCTGCTCGATCAGCCGGACGGCATAGCCGTTATCGTATTCTTCCGTCTCCCTGGATATCAGGTTATAGACCTTCACTTGGCCTTCCTCCCTCCGCTGCTTTTCTTCGGCTTCACGTCGGGGACCGCTTCCTCAGCTTCGTCCACAACGTCATCCATCGTGTCCGGCTCCAGCTCCTCGGCTTCTTCCTCCTCGTCGCCTTCGTCGCCGCCCTCGTGGCCGTCTGTCCCCTCATCGGCTGGCGGCGCGTCCTCGGGCTTCTGGTCGTCATCAGGCGGCGCGATCTCGGGCTTCTGGCCGTCATCAGGCGGCGCGTCCTCGGGCTTCCGGGAGAGATCGAGCGTGTTTGCCGCAGCAGAATCGTCGCCAACAACGCTGATGGTTCCGCGCTTCACCATGTCCGCAATGGTCGCTTCGCCCAGCTTGTCGATCTGCTGCTTCGTCAAAAATTCCCCTTTGGTGATAACACCAAAGGGGAACACGGACGTAATGACGTTTGCCACATATTCCTTCATAGGCTCCTCCTTACAGCACGCGCATGACGCCCCACGCGCCTACGTTCTCCGGGATGATCGTGGGGCAGCTCACCATGCGGTTGACGATGGTATCGGAGTCGGAATTGCCGATGCGGAACGGCACCTCCTTCTTGACGTAGGTCTCATGGCGTGCGCTGTCGTCGGTGCCCTTGACCTTCGTGATCGGGCCGTGCCGGAATCTCAGCGGCTTCTTCACGGTGCTGGCAAGCAGGATGTGGCCGTAGGGGACCTCGTACTCCTTGTCGCCATTGTCGTTGATGAACCAGGCGAAGTCGCTGACCATCTGAATTCCGTTGCGGGTCATGCCGCGGAAATAAATGCCCTGCCCGGCATAGCGCGTCCGCAGGTCGCCCAGGTCGGCGTTGCGCAGGTCCAGGGATTTCAGGTAGTTCTCATTTTCCAGCATGGTGTCGAACACGCCCGGGCCCATGACGATCATGTTCACGTCGCCGCCCTCCTCCAGGATGACCTCGTTGAACTTCTCGATGTCATACTCGAATCGGGCCCCGGCCTGGTCCCATTTCACGGCAGGCTCATAGTAGTTATCGAAGCCGAAATCGGCCACCATGGACGCCTTGGCCTCCGGGCCCTCATGCGTCCAGCGGTTGATCTCCAGCTTGCCCTTCAGCAGCACCTCGCGCGCCATCCACTCGCGCCGGTTCTGGTTGACTTCGCGCAATACCCGAAGGTCCTCGGCGACCTTCTTGCGGCTGCGCTCGGCGGGCGTCATGCCGCCGATCACCTTCTCGCCGAACTGGCGCACGCTGATGTCGCGCAGGGTGATGGTGCGCTGCGGGGCCATCTGGGAGAAGCGAACCATGCGCATCTCGAAGCCTTCCCTGCTGATGTTCACGCCGCCGGTGCCGGGCACCACGAACGGGGCCAGGCCCGTCCGGTCGCCCTTGCGGTAGTCATAGTATTCTCGATCATCGCTGCTGTTCCCGCCATCGGCGCAGAACATATCGCCCAGGAATCTCGGAACCGGTTTCATCAGCTCCACGGCCTTGAGCATCGTCATCGTGTCAAAAAGGTTGAACAATACTTCGGACATTTGTATTACCTCCCCCGTTGATATTAGGCGGTCGCCTTGAACTTGGCCTTGACGGTCACAGCCTTGTCACCGATGGTGAACTTGTTGTCCTCGATGGTCACATCGCCGCTGACGACCTCCCAGGCGTCGAACTCATAGTTGCTGCTGGGGGTCGCCGTCAGCGTGACCTCCGTGCCCTTCGTGCCGCTCGCCGGGCTCGCGCTGCCCGTGCCGTGGCCGTCGTTGGATACGGTCACGCTCACCGTGGCGCTGTTGTCGGCGGTTTCATTGGCGGCATTCAGGTTGTCCAGCGGGTACAGCACGAATCCCTGCTTGCGCAGCACATGGGCCTGCTCCGCGGTAAGCGTGGTCACACCATCGCTGAGCACCACATAATCAGCCAGCATCTCGCCGTTGATATATGCGGGGGCAGCAGCCGCCACCGTCTCAGAGGCATCGGTGTCCACGTCCTCCCGCAGAATGAGCAGGCTGTTGTTGTCCGTGATCTGTGCAGCCGCAGCGGGCGCGTACATCACGGAGTCAGCCTTGCGGTAAAGCACCGTACCATGCTTTACCACGCCGTGGCCGGGCTCCATGGAAATGGCTATCGCCTTGCCGTTGCCAGCTTCCAGGTAATCCGGGGTGCTGGTACCCAAAACTCCATACAGATTGACCATTGTCTTGTCCTCCTCTCCCATGATTAGTACATGCCTTCGACCTTCACGTTGGATGCGTCCGCCAGGTCAGCCAGCTCCCGGGCAAGTTTGTCCTGCTTGGCTTCCTTGTCGTCGCCGTCGTGGTCGCCGCTGTCGCCGCCGCCCACGTTCTGCGCGCCTGCGGTTTCCTGCTGGCGCTGCTCCAGGTAGGCCGCGCCCTTCGCCTTCTGCGCCGCTTTCAGCTCCTTCGACTTCTTGGCGATCAGCTTCAGATAGTCGCCGGCGCTCGTGCCGTTGGCCTTCGCCTCGGCGCACATCTGCGCGTATTCCGCGCCATCCGGCGTCATATCGTCGATCTCCCTGATCCTGGCGCGTTCGGCCTCCACCGCCGCATTGCCGATGCTGGCCGCCGCTTCCGGGTTCTCCTGCGCGATCTGCTCGGCAGTTGCGTTCCTCAGTTCGTCCATTTCGTTCACTCCTTCGTGATTATTTTCAGACGGGCGCTCGGCGGCAACTGCCGTGTCCCCGTTACTGACGTTGGCCTTCCCCTCTGGAGAAGGTGTCTCGCCGCTCTGCGGCGTGATGGATGAGGTCTCTGGCTCCGCTGCCTGAGCCTGGGCCGCCTTGATGGCGTGCTCCGGTGCATGCAGATAGCAGGTTCGCATCAAATCCATGGTCTCCGCATCAACAGCACAGGCGGCGATGGGCTCCTCATTATCTGCTGCCGTGATGATCTCGTCCACGAATCCGGCTTCCATGGCGCTTTCCGCGTTATACCATGTTTCGGCCTTCATCAGCTCCAGGCACTCCTTCTGGGTCTTGCCCGTGCGCTCCGCATAGATGTCGGCCATGTCCTTATCGGTATTCATCATGCTGTTGTAGGTCGCCAGCATGGTATCTGCGTGACCTCGCGCGCTCCACGTACAGCGGTGTATCATGTAGTCGCTGCCCTTCGCCATGCGCACCTTCGCGCCAGGCATACAGGCGATCAGGGTCGCCGCGCTTGCGCAACTGCCCTCGATGTCGATGATCTTCCGGGCCGGGTGTTTGATAAGCTGTGTGCGGATTGCCACAGCTTCGCTCACTGTCCCGCCGGGGCTGTTGATGCGCACCGTGATCTCGTCCACGTCGCCCAGGTCCTTCAGGGCTTTGTCGAATCGATTGCTGGTGACGACCGGATCGCTGTCGCCCCATGCCCAATCGCTGATGACAGAGTAGATCATCACTTCCCCGCGCCTGTTCCCCAGCGCGGTCACACTTGCCATCAAAGCAAATCGCTTATTTTGTACCGGCATTTGCCTGCTGCACCTCCTGTTTGGGCATCGCGGCCTGCTTGGCCTTCTCCTCGCGTCCGCGCTGCTGGATATTCTCCAAAAAGTTTGAGCCGTTGTACTCCATGGCCTCCTGCTCGCCCGTGGTGATTCCCAGGGCCATCCGTGTGGCCGCTGCGTTGGCTTCCTGTACCGGCTGCACGTGTCCCTGGCTGGTTCCGATCCACTGGCAGCCACACCAGGCATCACGGATTATCGGGTCATCAAAAAACCCCGGAGCGTCTATGCGCCCCAGGGCAACGGCTTCCGCCAACCACGCCTCATAAACGGGCTGGTTGAACTGTTGGATGAACTGATTTCTGTACCGCCGCACGACCTTCCAGAAGTCCAGGATTGCCGAGCGGGACGCCGTATAGTTGCTGTCATAGCGGTGCATCAGCACTTCATAGGGTTCCTCCATTCCGCTGCCCGCCATGGTAACCAGAGACGACATGAACTTGTCGAAAGCCGTTGGGGCTCTGTTAACCTCAGTCTTTTCGATGTGCTTACCGGGCGGCAGCTCGTACACATTGCCGTTGCCAAGCTCAATGCGCATCGGATCGTCTGTGATCTTATCTTCCTCGGCTATGCCGTCGTTGACTGAATCGTATCCGCCATCTTCGGTATTATCCGTGGTGATGAAAACCGTCAACATGGCCGCAACGATGCTCGCCGCCAGCTCCGCCGTCATGTATCGGTCGATCTGTTTGATCTGTTCGATCATGGCGCTGATGAACGGTATGCCCCGGTGCTGTTCCGGCCTCTCAACGGTCATCAGATGCAGCACGTTGGGCATGCCCGTGTCTGCACCATAGACGTCTATGGCCGTCCATTCGATTTCGCCCGGCGTCTCATCGGCAAGCGGGTGATACGTGGCGATATGATATTTGATGATCTCGCCGTCCTTGTCGATTTCCACGCCGTCCACTATGCGCCCGCCGCTGTCCGTGTTTCTCGATTCGCTCCCGCCCTGGCTTTCCGGAGTCGAAACCCTGTCCGCCTCAATCAGCCGCAGCACCAGCGAATAGGGATTGCGCTTGTTTGGCTTCTGGCCGAACAGTACAAACACATCTCCGCTCATGAGCATCGACCTGAAGGCCAGCTCTTGCAGCTCCCAAAATGTGTTCTGCCTGCTCGCATCACACATCTGCGTTTTTGCCCATAGATTGAACTCCCGCAGCGCCGTTTCCTGCCATTCCAGCGCCGCCCCGTCGCTGATGCCCAGGAGCTTGGCGTCGATCTTCGGCTTGGGCCTTATGCCCCACCCCACGACGTTGGTCACCATCGTTGCCGGAGCGCCCCTGCCCAGGCCACCGCCTGCGTAAAGGTCCCTGGCCCGAATCCGTAGCTTCGACCCCTGAAGGTCGATATCGTCCTCAGCGTTGCCGCCTCCGGTGATCCAGCCGACCATGCTGTTCAGTATCGTGCTGGCTCCATGATAGGCATAGCCGCTTGCGCTGGCGGTTTTCCCTCGTCGCGGCGTGTCCCCTGTCACCCTCGCCGCAGCGCTTTCCGCCCCTGTCTCCAGGGCTGGTTTGCGCTTCAGGACAGACATATCGCCGCTCATGCCGACCTCATTGCCATTGTGCATCTATCTGTCCTCCCTCATGTGTCGCGGAACACGACGGCCACATTGCGCGGCGGCCTCGTGTTCATCTCATACTTCTCCTTGATCGCCGCGAATTTGTCAATCATAGCTTCGATTTCTTCCAGGTTGAGCAGCGTCACCTCTCGGCTGCCGATCTTGTATGACTTCGCCTGCCCGTCCACAAGAGCCGTCAGCGCGTCTTTGTATTGGGTCAGGTATGTACATGTCTCTTCGTAGGTGTACGCTGCGTTATAATACTTCCCACTACGGTATCCCACCGTGCCACCTCCTATACTTTGATTCCCTCGGAGATCAGGCCCCTTGGCCTTCTGGGCCTGCCGCCGGTGTCTGCCGGTTTTACCTGCCGCTTGCCGTAGAGTCTCGCTTCCCGGGCGTCCATGTCGATGTTGATGCTCTTAAAGGCGCAGCGATTGTAGTTGCAACAGTCCAAAGGCTCGTTGCGCTCATATACCTTTGTCCACTCCTCCACGTATACGCCGCGCCGCTTGACCATCTTCACCATTTCCGAGATCAGGCCCCGGAAGTAGTATTCGTCATATCCCGTACCCTCGTTGTCTGGGAAGTGCATATAACGCGGCCCCGGTATATTGATGCCCGCGTTGTACAGCACCGCGCGTTTACCCACATAAACATTCAGAAAATAGGCATTCAGCCCGTTCTTGGTTTTTCTGGCTCGGCGCATCAGCGGGCCGGTGTCCTTGTTGTCGCCGCGCACAGGGAACACGCGCTTAAATCGCCTCGCGTGGCAGCGCGTGGTCACATCATCATAGAAGTGGCCGCCTGCGTCGATGAACGTCGCCGTTGCCCGCAGTTTCTTGCCGTTCTCCATGTGCCATTCCCGGTCTATCACTTCGTCCAGCATTTCCCAGGTGCTATCCTCGTCCGGGCGTCCCGGTATGACGCCATATCTGATTCCCCAACTCTCATCATCGCGGCCATAGCCGCGCACCTCATACTCGAAGCGGTTGTCCTGGGTGTCAACGCCTATCGTTATGACCAGCACGCCGTTTGGCACCTCGGCGTTGTAATGCTCACGGCGCGCGAACAACAGTTCCGGTATTGTCGTCGTGTCCTTGTATTCAAAGGGCAATCCCAGCTCCAGGTTGTAAAAGGTTTTCAACATTTCGGGATCGTCTTTGGAATCCAGGAACTTCTTACAAAGCGCCTTCCAATCGCTCCACGGCGAAAGAAAAGCGTTCAGATGGAACGACCTGTATCCCTGCTTCAGGGCGTTTGGATTGTAGGCTGTCCAATGTGCCGGGGCGCGTTTGACCTCATGCTCCTGCATGATCCCCTGGCAATTTGGGCAGCGCCACACGGCGCTCTGCACCTCATATTCCTTCTGGCCGTTCAGGTCCGGGTTTGCGGTTTTTTCAAATCGAATATCATCGAATAGGACCTGGCTGTATTGTCCGCAATGGGCGCATTGGATTTCCCATTCCTCCTGTGTGCCCTTCAGAAACTCCTTGTATATGCGGCTCGTTCGCTTGATCGTGGGCGTGCTCGTGAATACGCGCTTGGCAAAGGTGAAGTTCTGCGTTCTCTTCCGCGCCAGCGATACAGGATCGCCCTCAACGCCTGCGCTGGGCGGATATCCGTCCACCTCGTCCATGAACAGATTTTGTATAGGTCGGCTCTTCAGGCCGCCAGGCGACATAGCGCCTGCCATTGAGATAAATCCGCCAGCAAAGTTTTTATAGCGAATCGTGCTGCCGTTCCCGCCGTAGACCTTATCGCGCAGAACGGGCGTTGCTTCGATGGTGGGCGTCAAACGCTCCTTTGAAAAGCTGTCCACATCATCTTCGGCGGGCATGACGAGCAAACTCGATCCCGGTTTCAGGTCGATCATGTAGCCCATCATGTTCATGAGCATATCCGTTTTACCCATCTGAGCGCTTGACATCACGATGATGTCATGTACGCCACGCTGGGAAAAGCTGTCCATGATCTCCCGTTGATAGGGGGCTCTGTCGGTGTGCCACGGCCCCGGTTCCGGGGCGCTTTTGCCGACGATGATCCTGCATCTATCGGCCCATTCCGAAACGCTCTCGTCGCTCGGCGGGCGAAACATATCCAATGTTTTTCGCCCCAATTCGAGTAGCGCCGCCCCCGGGCGGCTGAGGGCGTTACGATCCGCAGGATCGCCGCCCGAAACCCGCGCTTCCGCTTGCGGACAAGCGCGGGGCGTTCGTAGTGTCATTCATCCTCATCCTCATCCTCGGAGGCTGCCGTTATTATCTCCTCTCCCGGTAATGGCGTATTGGCTATCATGTTCAGCGCGTCGCGCACGTCACGATCAATGATCGCCTCTATGGTGTCTGGGTTGTCGATGCTCACCAGCGCCGGGGCCAGCTTCCGGGCAAGGCCGATGAAGCGGTTTTGTACGAGGCTGGCGATGTTCAGCCAAAGCCTCGAAACCTCCTGCACATTCACGTATTCCCCTTCGAGGCGTTTGACCTCAATCTCAGTCTTGCGCGTTTTGATGATCTCATGCTTGGCCTTGACGATGGACAACTCCTCGGCCTCCTCCTCGGCAGAGTCCACGTTATAGGCAACCCATCGTTGCACAAAAATAGCGAGGTCGAACTTCTTCGCGTCCGCCTCGCTCATGACAAACAGTTTCTTGTCCTTTGGAAGATCCCGGTCTATGTCGTGAAGTCGCCTGTAGCTGTATCCGGCGATTGACGCCAGCTCCTTCTTCGTCATTGCTATGCCGCTCATATCTCACCGCCCGCTCCCGAACATGTGCATGAAGTTATGCTCCAAGCGTCGTCCGCACAAATCGAGAATCTGATCTTGTACCTCGTCCGAACTGCGGTTGAGCGGCATCTGGGGCACGCCCAGGCCAACCACGCGAACGATTGGCAATCTTGCCTCCGTGCGTCGCGTAAAGGCAACGCCGCCCGACATAAACGGTGGATTGCCGCCCTGGTTGTTCATGACGGCAGGCAGACGGCTTCTTCCGCTGCGCACGATGCTGGCGCTGATGCGCCGACGTCCATACCTTCGTCCGCTGCCACCGCTGGCCGGAAACCTTGGCCCGATTACGCCCTTTGTGCCTTTGAGCGGTATTCTGCACTGTACGCCACCGCCCATCGAAAGCTGCGGGCGCATGATCTGGGCACGAATCCATCCGTCCTGTGCCACATAATCCTGCCGCACAGCTCTGGAGATGATCGTCTTGCTCCTGCGCCCAACCTCGCCGAAGGTTCTATAAAGCAGGCGCTCGAATTGATCCCGCGTCAGTATTCCGCGCATATCGTCGATCATTCTGGCAACGTCGCCCATATCCACTTGCAAATATGCGCCGCCGTTCACGTAGCTGCCCGCCATTCAACCATCCCTTCCTTCCCATGGAGTGTCGCGTTGTGCCGCCCCCTCCAACGGTACAGGAGGATGGACGCGGAGAAAACGCAAAACCGCGCCCATTTTTTAATCCCGCGTTACGCTTGCCTTGGCCCGCGCCGCCCACGGATAAACCCAATAACAAAAGCGGCCAGCTTTTGCCGACCGCTTGTTTGTTTTCCACCTCTTGCGACGATAGCATTATATCAGACTTCAATGCCGTTTTTGCTGTTTTAATCTTGAATTAACTTCTATGCCGTCATTTAGTCGCAATCCAGTTTAAAACGCTCCGCAGCATCATCCCACTTTTCCACAGCCGCCCTCATATCCGGCGCGGCCTCGATCATCCGGCATAAGCTCTCATATCGAAAGCGTTTCATGTTCAGCCGCGCCATGATCTCCTTGTTTCCCAGGCCGAGTACATAGCGTGCGGTTACAAACGTCCGCATGTTCGGGCTTGGGATCGCGTTCAATATCTCCTCAGCCCGCTTCAGTTCGTGCACAAAACCGGCGCACTCTCGTTCATAGCGCTCCTCGATATCACTTATGGCTGCGAATGATCGGTCAAGGCCGCTGGGTTCGCTATGACCTCCGGGCATC